TAAGTTTCCCGATAATCAATTCCTTGGCTGTATCCTGGGGCTTTTGCCTCGGTCCAGGTATTTAGTTGAAACACCTTGAAATTGGTATCCTCTCTCGCTCATTTCCTAGGGCTATTTATGCAAGGTCCTAGGTCCCCTCTCTATGTCTTTGTGTTAAGTAGAACATTAGGGGGATTTACTTTAGTTGTCAACAACCATTGAATTACTACACAAAAAATATATCTAATATCCCCAATGATTATAGGCTTATTTAGAGTGGGAAAAAAAACTTTAGAAAGTTGAAAAAAATCTGTCTGTTTATACAACGAATTGGCCTTGATACTTTTTGCTGGTGAATAATTATTCATTGCTCTGTATATTTATACATTGCTAGTTGTTTTACATTCGGGGGGATGTTGTTTAAATTTATTACCTATATCTTTACAAAGTGTTTAAACAATTAGTCATTATGTATATATATCTATGCATCTGTATAAACAAAAAATAAAATTTTATGTATATGAACACCTTTAAATATAGGGAGAGGTTTAAGGTTGACACCTCAATTATATTAGGTGTACCCCCTAGAAATATACTGTGAACTTTAAGAAAAACTGGCTATCCCTTACTGTGTTATCTTTATTGTTAATGATTTATTAATTAAGATGATTAATAGTTCTAACCCTGTGCTACGCCCTCCCAAACCGAATTAACTCCATATCGCAGCAGTTATACATATGTAGAATAATAGGCTTTTACCCTAGTTAATACCGGCAAGCAAGTCGGCTTTGTTTGAAGTCTTATCTAGTAAATTCTTCCTATGTGCTTGAAATCTACTATGTTTGTTTACTAACTATACCATAGAAATTTTTTATACAAGTATTTACTTGCATAATTTTTAATTGGTGTATAATAAATAAAGAATGAGAACATCATAATCCTTTCTTGGATGACATTTGTTCCCCTTTCTATTGTGTTGAGAGATGACCGACTAGCAATAGCCGGTCATTTCTTTTTATTATGATAAAGTGGAACTATGACAATTTATGTAAAAGACTGTGATGAATGCTTACAACCAATGTGGGAGGACTTACTAAATGATGAAGGTATCTGTGAAAATTGTCAATTACATAAAGATAGCTAACAACTTATTGTTTTATTGCTATAACTTTATTTTTAAAAACAACCAAACACCAAAAGAGAAACGAGAGTTTCAATGCTTTATGTGCAACGAACATTTCGTATTCCCAATAACAAGCAAAGACTATATGGCTTGTAATGAATGTTGGAAAACTCTATAAAAAAAATTTTTTTTACGCCTCGTATAAACGAGGCTATCCTATAATAAATTTACCTGGGAAAAGTTCCTAGGTACTGTATGAGGATACAGTGGAATAAGAAAGAATGCGTTTCATCTTATAGAAATAACAGCCCTGTTGTTGAAATGAGTGAATTGATATTATTTCTTTTTTCTTTCATACATAAGAGGAACGGGACCAACTCCCTGTTTCGCTTAACAACAAAGTTGGACACTTTGTAAGTACAAACCTCCTTCGGGAGGTTTTGTGCTATTATGAATAAAAAGAGGAGGATGTATGCCTAAAGGAATTGGATACCCTAAAGGAATGCCTAAGAAAAAGAAAAAAGGCAAGAAGAAGAAAAAATACTAATGCCGGAATATCAAGGTAAGAGTGTCACTTTAAATAAACCTTCACGCATAGGTAAAGGTGAACCAGGATATGGTCGTAAAAAATTTAAAGTGTATGTAAAAGATGGTGACAAAGTTAAGAAGGTTATGTTTGGGGACCCGAATATGGAAATCCGCAAAGATAATCCGGAGGCAAGAAAATCATTTCGTGCTAGACACAAATGCGATACAGCAAAGGACAAGACTACTCCAAGATACTGGTCTTGTAAGATGTGGTAATTATGGGTGGTAGAAATGCAAAACCTCCGTGGGATAAACCTAATCCAAAGAAAAAATCTAAGAAGCTAACGCCTTCACAGAAGGCCAAAGCAAAAGCTAGAGCTAAAAGAGCTGGTAGGTCATATCCTAACTGGGTGGATAATACTTGGGCATCAAAGCAATAGTTTGGATATTAGCTGCCCTAGTTGTGGGCTAAAGATGCAAATAACCAATGATAAAAGACTAAAATTAACTTGTTTAAACAAGGAGTGCAGGAATTATAAAAAATGAGTAATGTAAAAGTTTGTTTCGCACAGTCTTGTCACACAGTATTAAAACCCCCTAAAAGAAAATTTTGTAGTGACAAATGTTCCAGGAGTTATCATAATAAAAAATTCTATGCTGAACAGCAAGGTGCAGTCTATGAACCGGAAAACGAAGGTAAACCAGTAGCTACACCGGATACACAAAAGCGTAGAGGTGAAGTGTATGACAAACTCTATGAATTTGATTTAGGCCCTAAAATACTAAAGAAGGAAATTACAAAACAAGATGCTGCTGAAATACTACAGTGTTCTAAAGCAGCAGTTAGTTATGCATATGCGGCCTGGTTAGAAGATATGGAAACTAAAGAGAAGGCCGAAAACTGGACACTACCAGCTAGAGCAGAAAAATCATTAGCTGATTTTAAAATATTTAGAGATAGGTACTTTGAAACTGAACAAGGAATACCTTATGAAACTCCGGACTTTCACATTAGATGGATACAATCTATCTTAGATGCTATAGAACACGGACATCAACAGATGATACTATCTCCTCCTAGACACGGAAAAACAGATTTGTTAATACATTTTGCAGTGTGGCTAATAATTAAAAACCCTAATGTTCGTATCTTGTGGGTTGGTGGTAATGAAGAGATAGCTAAGAACGCAGTTAGTTCAGTTATTGACCAGTTAGAAAACAACGAAAAACTTATAGAAGATTTATGCCCACCAGGAAAAACTTTTAAACCTAGCAGTCGTGCAGGTAAGGCCTGGTCACAAAATGGATTTACAGTTGGAACTAGAACAGTCACAGGTATCAAGTCACCTACTATGGTAGGTATTGGTAGAGGTGGTAAGATATTATCTCGTGACTGCGACATCATTATTGCTGATGACTTAGAGGACCATTCATCTACTATGCAACCATCATCAAGAGAAAACACTAGAACCTGGTGGACTACAACATTGTCATCTCGTAAAGAGGAACATACAGCTTTAGTAGTAATTGGTTCTAGGCAACATTACGATGACTTGTATTCACACTTGTTAGATAACGAAAGTTGGAAAACAATAGTAGAAGAAGCACACGATACTGGATGTACACTGCCCGAATGGGATGATATAAAACACCAGGACTGTATGTTGTGGGCAAACAAAAGAACTTACAAATGGTTAATGGACCGAAAGAAGGGTGCAGAAACTACAGGTGGTAGAGCAATATACGAAATGGTATATCTTAATGTAGCAATGCCGGATGGTATGGCCTTATTTGATAGCGTAGAGATAGATGCTTGTAGGGACCAAAGTAGAAGTATTGGACACATACCACACAATGTAAGATTAATTGCAGGCCTTGACCCAGCATCAACTGGATACCAAGCTGCATTCTTATGGGGATATGACCAATCAGCAAATAAACTTTTTATGATAGATATGGAAAACTCATTAGGTGGAGGTATTCCGCAGGCCCTAAGAATTATTAAAGAATGGTATCAAAAGTACAGTTTGTCACACTGGGTTATTGAAGAGAATGGATTTCAGCGTGCAATTAGACAAGACCAATCTATAAAAGATTTTGCAGGTAGGCACGGAATATTTTTAGAAGGTACACAAACATATTCTAACAAGCACGACCCTATCTATGGTGTGACAGCTATGAGGCCATTGTTTGAACAGCAATTAATTTCTTTACCATATAATGGATTTGAAGCCCAAGAGAAGGTAAACTTATATAAAAGTCAGTTGGTTTATTTCTCTTCTGCACAAAATAAAAGTAGAAGTGTAGGAACTAAAACCGACATAGTTATGGCTAGTTGGTTCCCTATGAAAACTATTCGTAGAATGCAAAAGGAAAGACTTGCTACAATGGGACTAGAATATGAACCAAGTTTTGGAGGATACGAACTAAGTACAATGGACTTAGATAATTGGAGATAATGAAAAACGCAGAACAAGTATATAACAGAGTACACGAACTAAGACAACAGCACGCAGATTTTGCAAGTGACAAAGATAACATAAGAGATATTATGAATGGTGGTGCTGATGGCCTAAAAGCATTACTAGGTAAATCAATGCGTGATATGGATTATCAACAAATACCTGCACCAAACTTATTACAATCCGGACTAGATAGACTTGCACAAAAATTAGGAAGAGCCCCGGATTTAAAAGTAGATATTTACAATGACAAAGATAGTGAGAGAGCAACAAAGCGTGCAGAAAAACTAGAACGAATAGTACACGCATATGATGAAATCCAAAATTTAGATTTACAATTACCACAAGTAGGTAGATGGCTACCTGGTTATGGTTTTGCAGTATGGGTATTAAAAGAAAAAAAGGACCATAATGGTATTCCTTATCCATATGCAGAAATTAAAGACCCTTATCTTTGTTATCCTGGATACTTTGGTGATGGACAACAACCTAAAGAACTTGCAATAGTTCAAAGAGTTCCACACAAAACACTTGCAGAAATGTATCCAAATTATGCAAATATGATTTTAGATGATGTGCCTAATGAAAATCAAACATTAGCTTATATGTCATCATACGACAAAGGATGGGCCAACCAAAGTGGTGCCGGTATGGTAGTTGCAGAATACTATGACAAAGATGGTACTTACATATTGCTACCGGAAAAAATGGAAATAATAGATTTTGTACCTAACCCACTTAAATCCGGACCAAGATTTGTTGTAGCTAAAAGATTTGCATTTGACCAAATGCAAGGCCAATTCCATCACACGATAGGACTGATGGCTAATATGGCTAAGATAAATGTTCTATCTGTCATTGCAATGGAAGATGCGGTATTTACCGAAACAAACATCATTGGAGAGATAGAGAGTGGACAGTACAAGAAAGGAAGATTAGCAGTTAACTACTTAACTCCTGGTTCGCAAGTAAGCAAACCTACGAATAATCTACCCTATCAGCTGTTCCAACAGATAGATAGACTAGAACGACATTTACGATTAGGTGCTGCTTATCCAGTTAGTGATGATGGACAGTCACCAAACGCATTTGTCACTGGTAGAGGACTTGAAGAACTAGGCCAGTCTGCATCTTTACATATTAGAGAATATCAAACAATACTAAAGAACGCTTTAGAACAGGTTGATATTAAAAGATTAGAGTGGGATGAAACTATGTACGCTAATATGAGAAAACCTATTGCAGGTTATCGTAATGGTACAGCTTTCAAAGAAACATATGTTCCTAAGAGTGACATTGCAGAAATGTACAAGACTAGAAGAATTTATGGTGTTATGGCCGGATTTGATGAGCCACAAAAAATTATTACAGGCCTTCAATTAAAACAACAAGGAATTATTGATACACAAACATTACAAGAAAATATGGATGGATTAGATAACATTACACAAATCCAACAAAGAATAAATAGCGAAAGAGCAGAAAATGTATTGTTTGAAAGTCTTATGGCCCAAGCTGCACAAGGTAATCCTAAAGCTACTATGGCCGCAATAGAAATAAAGAAAAATCCTCAAAACATAAATAAAATTTTAGAGAAGTTCTATACTGCTGAAGGTGATGAAATGTCACCGGAGGAGGAAGCACTTGTGGGTGGACCTCAACAACCACAAGGACCTCCACCAGGATTACAACAGGTATTAGCACAAGTAGCTGCACAAGGAGGTGGACCAGGTGCCTAAAGAATTTGACCCAATGGCTGAAACCGATAAAACATTTTATGATATTGTTAACAATCAACCTGGTGAATGGATAACATCAATAGAACAAAATCCAATAGATTTTGGATTTAATCCACAATATGTGGAATACCATATGCCTGGACCAATACCAGGAGTATTTATTCGTGTAAGTATGAATATAGAATTACCCGAAGAAATGCTAAACATAAATCAATTTATGATAAGTCTTACTGAGTATTTAAACGAAGAGGATGAAAAATATGGTTCGTAAAGCAGCAAGTAAAAAAATGGCTGAACAAGCTACAGATATGAAAGCCGACCCAGGTTATGCAGATTTATATGTACCAAGGAAGAGTGGCGACCCAACAGGACAAAGTAAAGTTATTAACGAAACATTAGCACCGGGCCTTAGTGCAGAAACAAGTGGACCGGAAACAGAACAAGTAAATGCACAAATAAGACAACCAGCTTCACCTATACAGTTAGGTGCACCTACTAAATTTAGTAGTGTTCCTATAACTAATGGTTTAAGAACAGCAGGTGCAAACATTCCAGGTAAACCACAAATGGATATAGAGGCTTACTGGATGGGCTTGTTTGATGAATTTCGTGACCCGATGATAGCTGAATATTTAACTAACGATACTTTTGTAGCACCAAGAGTAGAAAAAGTTGGACCACTAAACGCTGATACAGAAACCACCTAATGCGTGGGTCATCGTTTTTTTCTGCTTCACACATAAGCGAGGCAATAGCTAGAGAAACATTAAACAGAGTTAACTCTTACAAGCAAGGCCAAAAAATAGCTAAGACACCACAAGGTAAAGAGTTAGTTAACAACTTTGTCAACCTAGGTCAAACATATCCTAATGTTCCATTTAGGATGAATGCTTACCAAGCAATGAGTGGTACACAAGATGATGATGCTGTTGCTTTTGCAACTGCTATGAAAACAGCAGAAATATTAGCAGAACAATATCAAATAGAACCAGTCACAAAAGTAGGTACATTAAAACGAGCATTCCAAGTAGGTATATTAGGCCTTGACAGTATGTTTCAACCAGTATCAAGAGGTTTTAAATCAGCTGTAGTTGCTGCACAAGCAGAAGGTAAATCAGTTCCAGGCACAGTTGCACTTGCAACACTAGCCGGATTACCGGAAATACTTATTGGTGACAAAGGTGAAGGTGGAGGTTCAGCTACACAAGCAATTTTAAATGCAGTTCTTGGTGATGGTGTTGGTGATAAATATAGAGAAGCTAGAGATGCTTATGGACCAACAGAGTTAACTAGATATATACAAGAAAAAAGGAAAGGTAATCCTATAAACCTAGGAGATGGGTTCTTGCCTAACTCTGTAGATTTAACTAAAACACAAGAATACTTAAATGCTATTCGTGCTGGTGAAAGTACACAAGTAGCTTATAACAAAGCTAAAGCTATTTATGGTAGAGATATTACAAATGCTTTTGACCAAGCAGAAGATAGGTTTAAATATACAACTAAGCGTGGAGAAAAAATAAATATATCTCCAGGAAGAATTATTGCATCTACAATGACTAATCCTGGAAGCACAGGATATAGTGTTATATCCGGACTTATTGATGGTGTATTTAGAGTAGCTGCTGACCCTATGAACCTAGCACTTATGTATGGTGCTGGTACTAAAACTGCAATGAGAACAATGTTAGATGCTAACAAAGCTGCAACAAGAATTGTTGGAACTCCTGCTTATAAGAATGCACAGTTTTGGAAAGGTTTTTTACCAGGTAAAACAGGTAAAGAAAATAGAGCATTATTTTATGGTAAAACAGCAGATGAAGTATTAACAAAAGAATGGGGTATGAAGTTTACAAGAGCTTTAGCAGATTTATCCGGAGATGAGGGATTAGCGTTTTTACGAGATATAAAAGAGTTTGATAGATTACCAGTATCAGTATTACAAGTTCTTAATGAAGTAGATGACCCATTACACATTAAACAAATACTAGAAACTGTAGCTAAAGCAGGAAGATTAACAGACCAAAACTATGATGATATGTTTAACATCATAAAAGAATATTTACCAGCTAATAAAAAAATAGAACTAGACAATGTTAGACAACTGACCGAAAGCAATAAAAACTTAGGGCTAAAAGTATTGCCTTACAAACCTACTGCTTATGGTGAGTTTTTTAATTATATGAACAAAGTAATTACAGGTAAAACTACAGAAGTAGCACCATTTAGAAAATTACTTGCACTAGGAACAGATAATCCAGTAAGAGGATTATTAGGTGCATCACAACAAATAAAACTAGCATTACCAAAACATATGCAGAGAGCTTTAGCACTTAGACCGGAAACAATGGTAATGATTACGGAACTAGATAACAGCGTTAAAAATATAGACAATATGCTTAAAGCTGCATTTGTTGACCCAAAGACAAGAGGTGCATATATTCGTGAAGGACTACAAGCTACTAGCCAAACACAATTAGATGATTTAGTTAATAGAGCCAATATGGATATTGCTGGAAGTATTATAGATAGAAACCCTAACTTAAAATTTGATGTAGAAGATATTGTAAAACAACAAGAAAATTTTTGGAAAGA